GCGATAGTCGTTTTCACCGTTAAAATATCAGCGCGCACCTCACCGTTCTGGGCGAACTGGTGATCAACGGTTGAGTTGAGGTTCAGAGCATTTTGCAGAATGGCATCTATGTTGGTTTCAATGTCACTCGTCAGTCGGTCACCGTCGGCTGAGTTCAGGAAGTCATCAGCGATATCGCCCAGATAATCATCGGCATTATCGTTCACCATCCCTCTGATCCAGTCGGTATATCCTGACTCATTCCCAGTTTTATCCACCAGCTGCGCGCGATACCAGAAAACCTGACCTGCCCTTAATCCCAGCTGCGTATAAATTGCCTGCGGATAGGGGACATCAGACAGCAACAACGGGTTAGACTGATCAGAATTAGGCGTGTACTGAATCTCTGTTTTCAGCGTGTCTGAAGTGTTTTCCGGGAAGCCCCAGTTCAGTTGAATACCCCAGTTGATGCCAGTGGCCGTGAAACCTACCGGTTTCGGCGGGTTACCTTCTTTGCCGGTCAGAGTCACTTCTACGGAATAACCCCACCCGCTTGATATTTCTGCAGCGTTAATAGCACGCACACGTACAAGATATCGGCCAGCGTATATGCCAGGCACTTCAAAGGAAGTGGTAGAACTGCGCGGCACGTTTACCCAGTTCCCATCGTTGCGCCGCCATTGGGCCTCATAGGCGATAGCATTCGTCGTTGCGTCCCACGTCGCCCGCATGGTCTGAACGCTGATCCCCTGATTGACCACGGAATAGGAACCGATTTGAATGTTGGCCGGTGCCGACTGACTGCCCGGAGGGATTACACTGATCGGACGTTCGTCAATAATCGCGCCGGTATCAATTCGCGCATATTTATCCGGGTCGTGATACGCCGCAGAAATAGTGAAGGTATTGTCGTTATTGTCAGCCACGCTGAGCACGCGGTATTGCTGCGCGTACAGCTCGTCTGATTCAACCACCCAAACACTTTCCGACTCTGGGGTTTCACTGTAAGCCGTGGTGACAGTGACAATCTTCCCCGACACCGACTGAATTGTGCGTGACTGAGCTGCACCTGAGGGAAGGTTTAAAATAAGCCGGCCGCCGGCGACAGCATCCGGCGCGCGGTCCAGCGATATGGCTCTGCCGTTCACCGAACTTATGCGACCGCCCATAACTTTACCCGACAGCATTTCATCGGCAACCGCAATGATGTAACCCGGCTGTGGGATCATGCCATCCAGACCGACAGCGAAAGTTATCACCCTGTCTTTGTTATTGGTCAGGATCCCCCAGCGCCCTTTCCTGTTAGCCTCTGATTGGCGCGTGCAGCCAATAGCCGTCAGTTCTAATTGGTTAAATCCGTAACGGGTAACCAGATCCTGTTCAAAAACGGGTTCCATTGCGTCAGCGTAGGCATTGTCCGGATCAGACCATGACACAAGAGCCGTGGTGTATCGGGTTTTGGTTGTGCTGCTCGAGTAACTGAACTGCCCATCGATGACGTTGGCACGGGTATAGCTGTAATCGATGTCGCGAGGCATGTCTGCCAGGGCAACAATCTGATTCCCTCCCCAGTACGTCATGCCACGGAATATGGCCGCGAAGTCTCTTAAAACTGTATATGCGTCGTTTCTGCTTTGAACATAAACATTGCAGATATAACGCGGCTCTGTGCCGTTGCCGCCTTTACCGTCCGGAACCATCTGATCGCAATATTGTGCGACCTGATAAAGCTCCCATTTGTCGATGTTAGCCGCGCTGAGACGGTTGCCTAATCCAAAGCGGTCAGTGACCACAAGGTCATAGAAAACCCACGCAGGATTATCTGACCATGCCCATTTGAAAACGCCGGTCCATGTACCGCTGTACGTGCGTGTTACCGGATCATAATTGTCAGGCACACGAATAACGCGGCCCTGAGGCTCGCATGAAATTTGCGGAATGGAGCCATTGAACTGACTGGAATCGAATTCGATATACAGCAGCGCGGTGTTCGGATATCTCAGTTTTGCATCGATGACTTCTGTATAACTCTGGATCGTCATTGCATCGCCAATCTTGGCGCTGTTCGCATCTGTCGTAATTTTGCGGAGACGAATTGTCCACGTGGTACCGGCCGGCGGTAAGTCTATGCGATGGCTACGCTCATACCCCGACGTAGTTTTCCCAGTAACAGCTGTATTAACAACTGTCTGAAATGCGCCGCCGTCGGTCTGCAGTTCGATGGTGTAATTGATCGAGTAGCCAGTCAGATCACCGTCATCTTCTTGTTTGAATAGTGACGGCCATTTAAGTCGAAGACGTATAGCGGAAAGCTGGGTATTAGTGAAAGTGTGGGTCCAGGCAACGGCACTTTTAACCTCAGCACCTACGTTGATTTCATTTTCGGTGCCCGGCAACCCCTGAATGTAGGTTTGTGCCTGTGTACCGGCGCGGAACTCCCACGCTACCCCGCTGAAATTGCTCGAACCGTCACTGTTCAGAAGCGGCGTTCCATCCAGAAAAATTGATTGCCCAGTCAGGCCGCCGCCAAATTCCCCCTCACCCAAAGCGATAAGCAGTTTTGCCTTCGCGATGGACTGAAGATCATCCGGCTGTTCTACAGGCGTACGAGATGAAGAACTGCCGCCTTTGCGGCCTTTTATTTTGGTTGCGGTTGCCATATTGCGCCCATAAAAAAAGGCCGCCGAAGCGACCTTAGAAGAAAGGATGATGTGATGAGGTTATTGCTGGTCTTCTACATAAATGCCGGCGGAAATAATCGCGCCGCCGATCAGGCGTTTTCCATAAAGAAGCGGTACCGGATATCCCTGAGCAGCCGTATTCGTAACGCCGCCGAAGGCATAAGAAGCCTTGTTATCCGAATCCTGTTTACTGGCGAGGCCGGTTGTCTGCGGGGAAAGCATTTGGATGACGCCGCCCAGGGTCATTGAAATACCAACCGCACCAACCATTCCCCAGGCACCGCCGGCTGCAATTCCTGCGATCCCACCAGTGAAAAACGTTGCTGCTGCTATGAGCGCGACACCCAAAATTGTTTGAAATAAACCCGCCTGCTTACTGCCAATAACAACAGGCATGATGTAAATGTCTTCAGTCCCTTTATCCATTTCCAGTTCATCAAGCTGTAAGTTTCTTTTTCCACTAAAAACAGCGTACGTTATGCCTCGGCGGCTACTGCTGTTCATGTATTTCTCAAAGCCATCATAATTCGCTCTTAAAGCCTTAATCGCTTCAATTGGATGCTGCAATGCAAAGCGGTGCTTCTTTCCATAAAGCTTTCCTAAAGCCCCGCCTAATCGAACATTGCGGAGTGGTGTTGTATTAAGAGAGTTAGACATTTATTTCTCCACCAATGAAAAAAGCCGCAATTAAGCGGCCTTGAGAATATTAGTTTGAGATTAGATGCAGTGTTTTATGACATCAACTCTTGCATCCGTTCGGTACGAAAAAATCCCTGACTTATGGTAGAACTTGATATCCGTACCCGAAGCGATAGGTGTTATATCAGCAACTTCAACACTACCAGCCGACAATACAGAGAAACCTTCGCCAAAAGGCTGCAAATATACATCGCCGTATCTCGCGCTTTTCTCTTGCCAACCAGAAAGAATACACTGCGAAACTTGTTGCGAAGATTTGTTGGTAGATGCAGAAAATGCAGGCTCTCCCTGCCGCATCTCACTTATAGAAGCACACCCCGCCAGCCCGAGCGCCAGCACTACTATGTGTAGTTTTTTCATCTTCACCCCTCTGAGTTAATGGAAGAATGATAGCAACACCACTCAGCAAGGCAACGCGCCTACATCAGATCTTTGTGCCTGACAATTTTCATTGTCCGTTCCTGCCAGTACCCGCCGTAAGGTACCCGGTTACTGAGCACGCCGTACATGTGGTGTAGTACCATGTTGCCTTCAAGCAGGATCCCCGCGTGATTCCACTTTTTGGACTGAATCTGCATGATCACCAAATCCCCTGGCATTGCTGGTCCGCTAAATTCTCGGAACCCGCATTCATACCAGCAGTCCTGATAAAAGTTATCCGGATAGTCATCTTCCCACCACGGATAATCCACGCGGTAATCGCTCAGTTCGATGCCGTGCGTTTGCCGGTAATAGCTCATGACTAACCCCCAACAATCCGAATGCCCGAGTACAAACGGTCGCTCGAGCAAAGGGAGTTCACCGCGCGGCTGGATGGTACGAAAATCTCCTTCCGGCCAGCTCACAATGTGCCAGGGTAATTCGGTTGCATCGCACTGCACCTTATCCAGTTCGCTGGGCTGCGTCGTTGCATCAGGATGGCTGTGAACGATAGAAATAACTGTTCCCCAATCCTCAGCATCAGCGTATCCCACAGGATCAAGATGAAAATCTTCTGTAGGGTTGGCTGCCATATTTGCACATGGAAAGTAACGTTCTACCCGGCTTTTCTGTGCAACCACGCCACAGCATTCGTACGGGTAGCTCTGCCGGGCATGTTCAAAAATAGCCTGCAGGGTTTTATCTCGCATATTCAGCTCTTAATCAGAGAGGTGCCCGGGAAGCCGCCGAACGGCAATTCGTTGTTTGCCCCGAAGCGGGGCTTGCAACCAGAGTTCAGCGTGCCGTTGCATACGTCGAGCGAGGGATCGCTAACCGGATTACCATGCTTATCGAAATAGTTGGTACCGGCGTAATCACAACCATCCCCTGAACGGTATTTTCCACGAATGCACCAGGTGCAAAGAGAATGAAGTTGCCGCGTCGGGATCATCAATCCCTGCAAATCCATCGGGCTGCTCAGCGTGAACTCAACAGAGATGTTGGTTTCCATGCTCTTGCTGTCGACGTAGAAAACCTGCAACTTTTCCTGCGTGGCGTCCGCCGTGGCATTCCCGCCCGCAAAGTTTCGGGCGTCGAGATATTGCGCCAGCGTATCGTGAATCGTCACCACGGCCTGAAGCATGTCATCGTAAGCCAGGCACAATGCGGTGATCGACCCATCAAGATTGGCCACAGTCAGTTTCGGCTGTGCGCCGCTGCCGCTTG